TATACCCAGGTCGAATTAATGTCTGGACTTACAGGAAAGGCAGCTATGCCATTTTTGTTTCCTTTAGTGGCAATCGGCTCAAAAGCTAGAAGGGCTTCATAGTTGCCGTCTTGACCAAAATCAGGACTGCCATCTTTCTGACCGCTTATTGGGTAAAGGCTAATGTCTGCTTTTCTAGCGATACCCACATCACCAATCTGAATTGGGAGTCGGACATATTGAGACTCCATGATCGGGATGGTGATATTGGAAAATAAATCAGATAAGTTATTTACGGCAATAGATACGGTGACAAATAGACCATCGTCACTAATTGATTGAACCTGACATGGTAATGACCATCCGTTTTCCTGTAGGGCAGATTTAATCTGATATGCAGATATCTGCTGCAATCCCTGCCCTATAGGATATCTAGCACCATAATTATTCATGGAGAAATCACTAGGGTTTGGTTGGCGGGATAGTAATACATGGTGCTTGTGCTGAAATATCCAGCAAGGATGTTTACAGGAGCAACGCCTTCTGTTGTAGAACTACCAATCAGAGCGACATTGACAACAATGTTCCCATATTGATCTTGGATGCTTATGTAGCTCCTTTGACCGAAATATAGCCAATAAACTGTACAGCTATATTGCACCTTGCCAAGGGTTGCCTGAAAGTTGATAGGGGTAGCATAGGCTAATGGGATATTGATTGTTGTCATTGCTGTACTACCGATCCGTTAGATATTGAACTAAGGCCAGATGATAATAGCGATGAAATCGGGTTTCCAGTGCCGCCTATGGTTAAAAGAGGCTGAGTGAAATCAAACTGCCATGACATTTGAGATTGATTGGACTCACCGGCTGATACATCAATCATCTGTGTAAGCAAGCAATTAGTATAAACATAGCTAGGGGTCGCAACAGTAAACGTGCCGCCATTGTTTATATGAACCTGAATGAATGCTTGTAATGCCTCCATTGTTGCCAGCTTTACAGAAAAAGGCGCAGAGTTACTGGCGGGGCAATGACCCAGCAGGGAGATATTCAAAGGCTGTTGAACCTGAGAGTTTGCGGCAATTTGGTTCGTGTAAAACGGGAATTCAGAAATTTCTGATTTCCAAAGAGAGCCGCCTGGAAGAGGCCTGAATGTGAAGAATGGTTGCTGTGGCAGCTCTACGTTGGCGCTACTGATGATTCCGCTAAAGGTTGTTCCCGCAACAGATAACGCTTCAGTGACCGCGATAATGGGAAGCCCTATGGAGCCAAAAATAGGATTCACAGAGGATAGAATGCCGCCAGTAAAATATATGGGACTCCATTCAAAAGCGAGTGTATATGCTGAACTAACCGGATTCATTCTCGCTCCTAAAACAGTGTTTCTGATGGTGATCCATAAGGAGACTGAGCGGAAACTTGCCCAGAAGTATCTGCTCCTGAATATGGACTTAATTGATCTTCTCTAAGACCACCATCTGCATCAATGTAAGTTACCCATGCAGTAGGGCTTGGATCACGATATCTGCCTACATGACGCATTCTTAATACCTGCAATTTAAGGTTTTCACCATTGAAATAGTAGAACTGGCTTGCAGTTGTACTTGATGCAGGAACAATGATATTCGACTGAATGCCATTTGGGTATTGAATAAAGTTGTTTACCCGGATGTCATTTCTCATGGGATGGATAGACTGAATAATGCCCGCCGCCGATATCCAAGTTGGCTGACCAACAAATTCCTGTAATTGTAGCTTTGTCACTTCTGACGCCGCCGCAGATGAGGCATTTGCTGGAGGTGGAGCGGTTCCATCACACGCTATGACATAATTCGATACCGGATCAGCATAAAGAACCACCCCGGTATAGGGCTGGAAGTTGCCGATCAAACTTTTATTCTGTGCTTTTGATGGATTGATGGAGTTAGGTGGATTTAGAAGCTGTGTTTGCCTTTGAATGGCTGCGGCAAACTTCTCCATTGTTGTGTACGCAAGTGAGAATTTCGGCATTGAATTAATGCCATACTTGCCGTTTGCATCAAGATTTCCCACGCACCCTGCATAACCAAGATTTCTAAAGAACGAATCTAGCTTACTGATGAATGTGCCTCCTTGGTTTCCATTTGGGGGGTTCCATGAAAACGCATAAAACTGCGGGGTCGTAGAGTAAATGTTCGCAGATAAGTTCAAATATGGAGATCCAGCCCTAGGTACAGGGTTGATAAGGAAGTCCATTGTTAGATTGGTTCCAGCCCAGTTCCCGTAGCATCCTTGCACGGTTCCTTTTGCAATCAATCCAGATTGATATGGATTCGCTAATGGGAGACCCGTCTTGAATCCAGCATAGAGATTGCAATCAAGGGAATTATAAAGTCTCGCCATCCCTAACATTGATTTAGGGACGTTATGTAGCGTGATGTGATACGGCTGTGCTGATAGGCCGCTCTCAGTGATTTCGCAATCAAAGGAGATCTCTAAACAGCCCGGATTGTAAGCACCATTTGGATGCGACTCAAAGACAGCGTAATCGTTGTAGACATCATTTGAATTGATGACATCAGCGATTTCGCCAGTCTGAGGATTTACAAATTCAAGCCTGTAGTATCTCATTAGTAATTGGGATTATCGGTGTTCAATTGACCAAACTGACTTGAAAAAGACCAAGAGGCGCTGTTTTCCGGGTTATTGAAATTGCGAATAGTAAGCACAGGTGACATTCCTGTTGTGCCTCCAGTCATCCCTGATGGCATATAGGACGCAGACGGAAGTGATCCATTACGGAATGCGCTCTTTCTAGCGGAATTCATGATGCTGCTGACGAAATTCCGAGTCTCCTGAAATGGAGGTATCTGGTTTCCGTACTGCTTAACTCTGCCGGGACCGGCATTGTATGCTGCAAGAGCAAGATCATAAGAACCAAATTCTTCAAGGTTCTGCTTCAGATATTTACCTGATTCAAGGATATTTTGATAGGGATCGAATGGATCTGTGACGCCAAGCATTATGGCAGTGCCAGGCATAAGTTGACCAAACCCCATAGCGCCTTTCTTGCTGACGGCTTTCGTGTTACCACCGCTTTCCTGAAAAAGCATACTGGTGAAGATGCTTTCATCAAGGCCGAGGTCTTTTGCCACTTTCTTTGCGTAATCCCAAGCGGACCCAGCGGCACTAGAAACCTTTCCCCCAGCTGCATTCGCTACGCCAGCCGCCTCTTCAATAGCCGGTGTTACATAGTAATTGATCCATTCAGCACCTGTCTCTAGCGCACCAAGTCCCAGCCTTGCATTCCATTCAAGTAACGTGAATCCAATCTCAGCGACCTTTGAAATCAGTTTATAGAATTCACTGTTTGTGATCTTATCAATCCATTCAGAAAGAGGCTTAAATTTATCAAGGAACGTCTGAACAATATGATCCCAAGCCTCTCCAGCCCTATTCTGAATCCACTTCCACGCTGATTCTGCAAATGGCTGTATCTGCTTTTGTATATTTGCAAACAAAGCTTCCCACTTTCCTGTAGAGATTGCCTCTGCAAGCAGGTTTATGTCCTCTGTAAGACCATCAATGAAGTCTTTAAATGTTCCAGATCCCTTCATCAGGTTTGTGGCTACAGCAGTAAATACGCGATTTATAGGCTCAAGAACCGGCTGCATCGCTATAAGGAGTTGATTCTCCATAGCCGCCATGCCAGTTTCTCTTTGCGCGCCAAATCTTTCATACGCAAATCGAGTCTCAGTCGGCATCTCAAGAAGGCCTCTACGGCTCTCCCCAATGCCTCTCAGTTCATTGAACTGGCCTTGGCTATATGAGCGATAGCGTTGCATGATTTCTGGTCCTGCAAGCCCCTCCAATCCCATTCGTTCAACGAGAATAGGGTTAGAGAGCATCTCAAATAGTTGTTGATTCTTGGATGCCTTGAATAGCGCCTCAGATACCATCTGATAACGCTTTTCTGACTCCATGCTCCTCAGTTCTGGCGCAGATACATTCATGCCTACGCGAGACATGACGTTAGAAAGAGCGCCCATTGTGATAGAGGCAGGGTTGTATGCGCCTTCAGTAAGGGCGGCTAACCCACCAGAAACGTCAGAGAATTTGCCATAAGTAGCCTGGAGCCTACCAATGACATTGGGATTCATAATCCCGTATCCGGTTGCTTGGAATGTCCGGCGAGAAATGTCCTGTGAGGCCCGTATAAGCCCCGCTAGGGAGATTACTGATCCAATGCTTGTTAAGAGTCCACCAGCACCAACAATTGACTTGGTGAGACTTAAAAACGCTCCACCTAATTTCTTTCCAGTATCCAGAACAAGATTTGCGCTGAACTTGCTCATACCCATTGTTAGTTTGCCAATGGATTTGGAGAAATCTTCCTGTTTCCTTCTCAGGATGTCTTGTTGCTTAGTGAATTCCTTTTGAGCGGCAAGCGCCTTCTTGTCTTCATCTTTCTTTTTGGTGGCCTCATCCTTGGCTTGTTTCTTTTCAGCCTTTTCCTTTTCCTTGGCCTCTTTCTCTTCAGGAGAGGACGGCGCATTACTGCCGCCCCCAAACCGAATCGTCATTTCATTGAGAGCCTTGAGTCTTGCTTCAAGCTCATCAAGACCAACTACTTTTAACTCAATGACCGATTCGATTGCCATATCTGCTCCTAAATTCTGCTACGCACTCCCATTCAAAAACTTCTTTGAAATGATAAGTGCGAACTGACTCCATTAAATCGGAGATGATGCTCCCGTAGGACCAGTAGGTTCTGCCGTGGTCGATATCGTCGATGAAGGCCAGCACTCCGAAGCAGTGGATGATGTAAGTTCCAAACTGAGCGCAGTTTGCATGACTGAAATCCAGTCCTTCAACATCGATGGGAATATGTGCCGACGATAGCAGATAAAAAAAACAAGGCGGCTCAGAATCTCATCTTTCATATCATTTGAAACATTAGACTGCTCAAGCAACATTGGCTTGGTGGTATACACAAATGTAGCACCCGCAATGTTAAGGAGAATATCTCTGGCCTCGGCCTCTTTTCCAATGCTCTCACCGGCTTCAAGAAAGATTCTTTTGGCAAGAACAGCGGATGAAATCATAGCCTTTCCTGATGACATTTCATCATAGGCTTCCTTGAACAGCCTCCAGTTGGCTTCAAAAACAGAAGTAGCCAGAGGAGTTGAGTGGACAATGATTGGATTTCCATCTTCATCCGTTAATCTCAAGACGATATTCAAGTTTTTGTTAATCTTCATTTCAATTCCCTATATTGAACCCTGAAAGGAAGAGTCGGAAAGCAGCAGGGTCTGCTATTCGGGGATGGCCCTATCCGACTCTATTCTTTTATACCAACTGCCAGAGGTCGTTTGAAGTATTGAACTGACCTGAGAACGTGATCGCAAAGTCAGGTTGCGTACCCGCCATGCTGATCTGCGCCCAGTTGGTGATAGCTACGTTATACAAGGTAAACGGAGCCATCGTTCCCGTATCCGGGGTAATGGTTATAGTGCCAATCGTAGGAGACTTCTGGATCTGGCTGATATATGCAGCAGACAGAGCCAAAGACTTCATGATGTTAGCGGTCACATTGACAATCTGATACGGTTCTTCAGAGTTCACAATCGTGGTCATTCCCTGAAACTGCGTGACAACAGCAGTCTGCGGAGCGATAACGATACCTTCCTTTCCAAGGTAAGGTGCAGTGATACTGAGTCCCGTGTTGCCGGGGACCAAAACGGTCCCTCGGATTCTGTTCAAATTGCCGGGGATCAAAAGCGGATTAGTAGCCATGCTTTACTCCTAGGCGAACTGCGTTACGAGAATGTTGAACACGATGGTCTGGAATCCATACTGAGGCGTATATGCTACTTGGAAGCCAGCATACAACTGATTGGCGTAATCAGCAGGATTTTCAGCGATATAGGTATTGAACGGAATCGCATTGATGACAAAATTGCCAGCATACAAACCCGCATCAATGTTGGAAATGAACGTAACCGGATCAAGAGAAGTCGTGATGACCTGGCCTAACGCCAGTCCACTTTGAACTGCCTGATTACCAACTGTTGCAGCAACCTGCTGAAGCGAGTTAATACCATCTTGATTGTAGTACAACGGATTCAACGTATTGTTGCTTCCATTAATAACTGCATTTGATACCGCAAGATTGATATTGACCTGTACCCAGTCGATTGAATAAGCGACATTAGCAGGAGTACCATTCAGATTCTTACCGGCAACAATGATCGTATTTGAAATGCCGCCTTCAGCGCCAGTCGTAACGAAATTGATATTGCCAGAAAGAAAAGCATTGGTAAGGGTCGATGTCAGCGGCGCATAAGCCGTCACACCACTCAGATACCGATACTGAGACGGAGGAAGTTTGTTGGAAGCAGATGGCTTGAAAGCAGTCATGTATTGCATGAATGAAACGCTATCCAGTTCCGTGTTCGCATTGGCGCCGGGAGACTGAATAAAAGCAAACACATTCAGAAGCTGACTCTGAGTTGCCCACGTTGCATACGTTGCTGCCGTCACGGGAAGATAAAACTTCTGCAATGACTGAAAACTATTGTAAAGCGTGAAGAACGCTTCTGCATCAGTTGCATCAGCATCAATGCCCGGAAGGAATCCCCAGTTATAAATCGTCTGCGGATTAGCGGCAAGATAGGCCTGAACTGAAGTCAGAACTGCTGCAGAGGCTGCCGTTCCAGTTTCATAGATGTAATAACCAACCTGACTATTGCCTTGCGCCCACCAAGTTGCATCAGCGGCTTCAAGATAAAGAGTCGGACCCGTTTCTACAGTACCGCTTCCTGTCAACGTACCAGGATTGGTTGCTACCGCATAAGTGAACTCAGTGGTGGTAGCTGCCGTTGCGACAAACGTGCCGTTATAGCCAGCAGGAGTACACCCGGAAACATTAATGGTGGTAGTCGTCCCTACAGGAATACCATGAGCGGAAGTGACCAGAGTAACAATACCTGAAGACCAAGTGGCAGTAGAAACCGCAAGTTCTGGATTCAAGATAGAGTCAAGCTGACCAGAGGCAGAAATATACTGCGTAGTGCCGGCAGCTAATGTGGTGCCACCGATAGAGACGATAGCCGCTGTGTTAAGGTAGTTGGACGGAGCCGGTGCTACCTGCACAGAGATATTCGTCTGTACGATTTGGTTAAAAGAAGCCATGACTTACCCCTTAGTTGTAAGAGATTGCTACAGTCTGTCCTGTGCCGGGAGCAACAGTAATTCCCACTTTTGCAGGGAAATTAACAATGTAGTTGCCAACAGTTGCAGGAATAACGGCGATCTGGTTTGCAACAGTATTACCGCTAGTTGATTTAGCGTCATAAATTGCGCCAGCGGTAGAACTTGTAGCAAGAACAGAGATAGTTACGGCAAAGCCAGGAGTAGCTTTAACTACGGTGGCTGCAGTAAGATCAAGGGCGCTGCTGGTTGCATTGCCCAGTGAAATAGTTTGGAAAGGACCTTGTGGCATATCAGTAACTCCTACGGGGGGTTAATATAGATAGGAACGGGCAAAGTACGACGAATATAGTTCAGCGCGGTTTGATATACAGCGTGTTGATTATAACTTACTTCTAAATCAACGAATTTCTGTTGGCCTAACGCATTCAATTCTGACTGAATGTGCTTACCATCCCTCGCGACCATACCCATTTTCATAATGCCAAACGACCCATCTAAGGACGAATTGACAATATACTGGAGATAGTTTTGCACTGTTTGATTGTCAAAACCATAAATAACTAATCGAACCTTTTCAGCCATCAATTGCCATGTTCCATTCTCTGTCAGTAGAGGAATAGGCTGCATTTGGTTGGTAGCCATAGGATCAATATGGCAAACAATGTATGGAGGAACGATATTCTCAGGAACCAGATAAGACGGGTAGACAGGCCCAAAGTTGTTCAGGGCCATCCATATAGGCAAGCTATTGGAGACTACAGGAGCAGTCGGTAATTCTGAGAAGTCCTGTAGAACCTGCGTATACATTTCAGGGTATACGGCTTGTCCTGTGTAATGCCACAGGTTTGCTTGCTCATAATAGTTGTTATGAGAAGAGAAGCTAAACTGGAAGTCTGGACCCTGACCCAACCACATTTGGCTAGGCTGAACACCATTAAAGTCTGCAATCTCTGTAGGAGTTGTTAGCAGAATGTTTTGATAAGCAATTGTCTTATCAAGTTCTTGCCTTTGCTCGGTGTTGTAATGGAATGATCCAAACACGGTGATTGGAGCAGTTCCAGGATCTTTGATCCAGAAGACAGTTCCATCTAGAGGGAGGATGTATCGCGTATACGAGACAAACGTAATCTCTTGATGTTGGCTAATTGAACCTAGGCCAACTTGTAAAGCAGCCGCTAATGGATTGTCAGGGAAATTGCCGCCAAGATCTAGATTAGGCATCCTTTATCACCGCATCCATAGCCGCTTTATAGGTTCCAGTATCAATGAATGAGGGGCGATTGAAGCCGCGATTAGGGCTATTCTTGCGCCATCTCTTTCCGACATTAGCCGCTTTTGTAGCGACACCCGGAATCTTGCCGTCGAACAATTTCAACTGTAAGGCGTCCTTGAAGGCAGAGGATATCTTGCGTACAGACGCTTCATTGATATCATTGCCCTCTAGTTTTTTGATCGCCATTTCAGCGACAGCATCCCCTACAAGCCGTTGATTCATGTCAACAAACTTACCCATCAGTTTGTATTTTCTTTCAATTGCTTGAGCGACTGCTACAACGTCAGGGTCCATGTTTCCTTCAATCCCTTTTGGGTCTGAATAGGAAGTAGGATTAACGCCTAGGACAAGTTTCATGCTACACCCAGAAGGCTGAGTGAGCCGAAATCCTGTGCAATCTGAAGATACGTTCTACCGTATGGGGTTTTTAAATTCTGTAGGTTTCCAATCGTAAGGCCCTTGAGAGCTTCTGGAACCGATAGGGTGGATTGAGTTCCTTCATCACCGGCGAATGAGACAACGCCAGAAACGAATGCGTTAAGCTGGTACTTCTGTTTGGCCTGTGCGAAGAAAGTTTGTCCCGGCTGATCCTGTGCATAAGTGAGCAATGTGTCACCTGCAAGGTTATAAACAGCCGTGATGTACAGAAATTGCCCTGGTATCTGAGGAATTACAGAAAGTAAGTCCGTGCAGATATTCAGGGCAAAGTTGTACGAGAACTCGATGACCGGACTTCCATCTGGCAATAGGGTAGTGTTAATACCCATAATGTTGCGGATAAAGCTGACATAACCAGGGAGAGTCGGTCCATCCATAATTAGCTCTTGATTTGGTGACTAAACTTCTGCTTAACCATCGACTTGCCTTTACGATCATTCTCCTTCGGAGTGTCTTCAATGATCTCAAGTTCGACAGCCTTAACACCTTCACGCAAGTCAGGATTAGTCTCAATGGACTTAATCATCCCGTAAGCCGTTTCTTCCTTATTGCGCTGAATCTGATCCGCAAGGATATCCTGATTCGTTTCGTCTACTACACAAAATACCTCTAGAGGGATCGGCTTATCTGAGTAGACCAGAGAAATCTTGGTCGAATCTCGACCTGCTTTTCTAGCATCTTCAATGCTAACCAAACCATATTTCTTATGGTGATTTACAACGAAGCTGATATCAATATCATGTGCATCACGCAGAACTTGTGCTTGTCCACCCGCCGCAATCGGCATACTGAAGATTTTGGGACCTTCAGGGAGCGTCCAATGGAACACATGATCCTGAGTGGAAACATTAGCGATAAATAAATTAGCCATCATTATTCCCTGTTTAGTTGAAAGCGGGGCTATTATACCCCGCTCCCAATATCGCTTTTAGCTGTACTGCATCGAGATGATGGTCGTACCCTGTGAGCGAATAGCCCAGCCAGGAGTTGCCCTCATTTCAGACAGAGTTGACAGCGCACCATCAGGCAGCGGCGAAGTGATTTCAATCGGAGCCGCTACGTTGGAAAGCTGCAGAGTCGTTGCCTGAAGGCTCGGAGTCAGGGTAGCAAAGATGTTGGTGTTCGGCTGTGAACCAACAAACGGAACCTTGATTTCCGGGATAACAATCAGGACTGCATCAGTGCCGCCAGCGCCCTTACCAATAAGGGTATCGTCGAAACCGAATTCCAGATCGTCACCGCTCCAGCCAATGACCTGCTCAAGCGTCTGTGCAGTAGAAGCAGAACCTGCGCCTTCACGCTGATACTGGGTCAACTGAACGATGCTGTACTGCCACTGACCGATAACGCGCTGCGGTCCAAGGATAACAACGCGAGCGGCCTGACCAAGCTGGTTCATACGGATCTTTGCAGCAACAACCTGTTGTGCAAGGAACTGAGCCATCTGACCGTTATCGTAGGTAACAACAGTATCATTGCCGAAAGAGTCAGCCGGGAGGTTCAGGGTGGTAGCACCCGGAGCATTCAGCAGACCTTCGCCAGTGTTCTGTGGGTTGAAACCGTACAGAAGGCCGTTACGCAGACCCTGGTTGATACCCTGACGCATTGCAAGGCGCTGTGCTTCAGGAAGCGAGAAGCCCCAGTTGCCAGCAGCAGCAATGTCATGATGATCGTAGATAGTACGGCTACGAAGCAGATAGGTCGGGGTGCTGATCTGGAGTGAATCAACAGAGCAAGACGGAATCTGATTGCTGACGTTCTGGTTAGCAGTAAATGCTGACTTTACGTTCAGGCGCTTAATGTATACAGCCAGATCGCCCTGTGAAAGACGGGGCATGATCGTAGCATTCGGGAGCGCAAGAAACGCACCAGAAGGCTGTTGATACTGCATGATAAGTTCGGGCATCGTGTAGCTGGGATGGATCTGCACGAAGCCAGCGGTAATGTTAGCCATAGTTCGCTCCTTAGATGATGATAACCGCTACAGAACTTGAAGTATTCCAAGTTGCGAAGCCAGTGCCAGAGTTATAGGAAACAGATGCGCCGTTAGAAGAAACTTCCAACAGAGTGACCTTGATTGCGATGTTGCTAGTAGCCGTGGTCGTAAGACGCAGGTTAGCCACATCCCAGTAAATGGTCTGCGGGTTCAATGAGTTAGCAAGAGCAATGATGCTGCTATCACAAGCGACAACTACGCGAGCGCCAGTGCCTACACGAATGAAGTTCAGACTGTTGCCAGCAGATGCCAGCGGAACCGGAGACTGCGGAGTGGTCGGAAGGCTATAAGAACCATTAGATACGGTGAAACCAGAAATACCGGTAACAGCAGTAGCAGAAAGGATCGTCGGAGCCGCGCCACCTTGGACTGCATCATAAGTAGATGAGCCAGCAGTGTATTCAGCAACAGCAACGCCGCCCCACAGAGGGGTTGACTGGCTGCTTGCTACAACACCAGCAGACAGAGCGAAACGTACAGCAGGATCGTCCTGAAGATCGCCTTGCCAGTAGCCCTGAGACTGTACTGAGAAGCCGTCCTGTACGTTGGTAATAACGTAGGGGTTAAAAGTAGTCATTTAGTTACTCCTTAGACTCGGATGTTGCCACGATACCGTGCGCCGTTGGAGAACATATCCATCCAAGCGCGGGGATCAGAGTTAGCACTAGGGGTGCGGATCATGCGACCAGCTTCATCACGGCTTTCAACCATGTGAACAGTGCCTTCAGCAACCGGAGGTGCTTTTGCATAGCTCATGCTGTCTGCATAGATTGCATCTTCGACAGGAGCAAAAAGCGCCTTGTCCTTGATGCCATTTACATCCACGTCCTTGAAGCGATCAGAGAACTTTGCAAAACGAGAAGCGAGACGCTTACGGAATGCAAAGACGCTTTCACCCATCAACGGCGCGATGCCATTTGTATCGCCAAGAGCCATAGCAATAGAATCAGCGCGAGACTGGACGCGAGCCATCTCTTCACGGTCATCTACACTACGGTCTGCAACCTTAGACTGAAGAGCAGCAATCTGCTTTTCGAGTTCAAGGATCTTGCTATCAGCGCGTGAATCGTCTTTCACTTCCTTTTCCTCTTCTTTGGTTTCTTCTTCCTTTTCCTCTGAATCGGCTTTCGCTTCTTCTTCTGAATCGGCCTTTGAGTCCACTTCGTGATGAGTCTCTTCGATCTCTTCTTTCACTTCCTCTTTCTCTTCAGCAGAAAGACCTTCGTCTGCTTTCATGCAGTCTTCTTTCTCTTCAGAGTCGAGCTTGTTGTGGCCCATATCATGTTTCGAGTCCATCTTAGATTCTAGAGAGTCAAGACGCTCCAAAATCTTGTTGAGGACCTCTTCTCCCACGGAGGGAGCGTGAACTGCTTCACTCATAGGTTGTACCTCGGTTGAATCAATGCGAACTCCGTCAGGTGCGCCTTTATCCCATACACCTGCGGAGCAGACAGCTATATGGTCAATAAAGCTAGGATTTCCTTCTTCAAGGAGATTGCCTGTCTTTATTGCGGACTTTGAGATGGTCACTGCTGGGGATGTAGATAACTGGTTTTCAGTCATCTTGATTGCGGCATCTTCATCGTAGATACGAGCAATCGTCCAGACATCATCACCCTTTATATAAGGAAGTGATGAAGTACCGATAATCTGGTTTTTAAATGATGTAGAGTCCAGAAGTTTACTGTCTGGATGCTCCATAATCACTGGAAGCCCATTACAACGGGCAAGGAACTCATTGTTTAAATAGTGCGCGGGAGACTTGTGAGCAATCTCTCCGTCAGACCTTTCTGCAAGGCCAGTACCTGTAACTCTAATATCAAATAGATAACAGTTACCGTACTTTTGAGGACTAGGAAGGCGTCCAAATCGGATATCTTCCATGATCTTGAATTCAGTAGATTCGGGAGCGTCCACAACCTTAGTCATAGATTTCTCTGAATCTGCTTCGACAAATTCTTTGCCGACTTCTTGCGGGATACCTAATGTGGAATGCCCTTCAGCGGCAGCCCACATTGCTCTTCTTTGTGCTTCAGATACTGTTGGCATATACCACCATACAGGACATTTATTTACCCTTTGTACGTTCTAAGCCCTTGTTTGTCAAGCAATCTTTAGGGACATTTTCAAGGACATAAACGTATTTAGAGGAGCATTTACAGTTAGGTAATTCACCTGGCTGCTCAATATCATCTTGGAAAATTTCATTACCTCTTTTAATCAAACCGTCCTTATAGGCCCAGCTATCTTTCAGGATAATAAACTTGCCATCTATATCAAGATGCTTGTGTTCCTTGCGATAATTATATCCGGGGACTCGAAAATTAGAGTGCCAATAGTAGCCGATAGCGCCACATTCTCTGGCAACGATAGCATCCATATTAGATACCATCTTCCTTGCCTGATCGTCGGCAATCGTTTTATCGTGTTTAGGGAGTTCTTTAATAGGCTTAGAGATGAAATTAACGATCTCTTGCTTGTTAGAGATAGTTCTGGACACAGGAATACTGCTCACCCATCCTGCAAAACGCCTTAGAACCGTCTCCTTGGCCTCTTCACGCCTCATTTTTGCAAGGCGCTTGGCAGAATCTATGCGATTATCTCTTTCGTCCCTAAACAGGAAATAGAGGGCCGCAATGACATAAGGGGCAATATCATGCCGTTTATGCAGGTTTTTATAGTCGATTTGAGAGGTAAATTTCCGCTTTATGACGGGAGTAACATCCTTAACAGGTAGAACATCAATAAAGTAGCCCAGTTGATAGAGGAGAGTTTGTACGTCCTCTCCTTTTAAGGCTCTGGCCACCAGATCATCAATTTTCCGATAATAGTTCATCGATTCTCTTTAGCGATGTTCTTGGTCGGCTGCTTTTCCTTGATGCCCTTAATAGCCTTCGGCTTTCTTGGCTGTGAATCAGGCACTACTTCGGATCTGGTCTTCTGACGTACACCTTCTTCATTAACGCCGCCCATTGGCTGAAGCAGACCTTCCAGCGACTGTTCAGAGATTTCATCCACATCAATTTCCAGTTTATTAGGAAAGAGTGTTTCCATCTCATTTAGATTGGACACAACCCAATTTACGAGTTGCCCTTTGTTCTCCCCTTCACAGACTCTTTCAAGCGCGTTAAAGACCTGAAGAATGGATTCGTAGGAGATGCGCTGATATTCGACTCGCTCTTTCTTAGAAGGCTCCAGAGCTTCTGGCCAGATGGCTTTGAAAGACCTCTTGCAAGCAATGAAAAATTCTTCATAAGTCTTGGGGATTCCGGGGAAGCGAGATTTAATTGATTCGTAGTATTCAGGACTCCATGCAACGTGCATGATGATGTTGTCCATGAAGTCATACAGGTTCTTCATATCCAGACGAACCCGATCAATATAGGACGCAATCAGCTTCGCGTCTTCTTCGCCTTCACCAAATCCCTGAGAGAGCGCATCCGAAGTAAGGAACTGCGCTGGCATATCAAGCGATAGAGCAATTGTTTCGAGAATGTTCTGGCGCTGTTTTTGATAGTCCAGGTAATGAAGATCAAGAGATTCAATAGCTTCATCAGGTTTGATAGAAACAGTATTTCCAGTTCTAGCACCCTTAAGGATATTGAGACGGATATTTTGTGCGGCTTGCTGGACACGATCAATAATGCTCCCAGGTTGGCTTATTTTTGCAACAAGGACACCTGACTTAACCATAACCAGATTGTCTGCCACCATTGACTGAAGGTAGGACTGGAGAGGATATAGGCATCGAGCGAAAGCAGACCTACCCACATAACCAAAAGAAGAATTGGTAAAAGATAGGTAAATAGGGTTTTCATAAAGCTGGATATGCGCTCTGCTTGCAGCATAAGGCTTGCCCTGGACAGCAATGCTTGAATACTTGAGAAAATCAGGGCGATTAGGATCAAGAATGCCCACCAAGGAACCAGCAGTATTGAGAGGATCAAGACTATTAAACTTGATGTTACCTTTCCAAAGTTCTTCTGGGAGAAGAGGGCGTTGAGTATTCCCATCTTCCGGGACAATCGCGAGAGAACTGATTCCATAAATTCTAGATAATCTATAGCAATCTGCCACATAGTAATCTGCCTGAAGTTCGTCCCAAACCTGATTAAACCGATCCACAATCGCATCAGGAGCTTCCAGAACAACGATCTCTCGCCTCTTGTTCATTGCCCTTGCAATCGGTGAGTCAATAATCTTCTTCCCCAGAGGATGACTCACATAGATTTCCTTTGCCACCATATATGACGGCTGTTCTCCAGGAGCGATGCTTTGACACATCATGATGTCGTACAGAGGAGATCCTTGCTCTATACCATTGGACATTGATACTACTGCCATTAGAAGCCCTCTGAGTCCCCTAGCGCCAACGATACTCCATAGCAGAAGGTATCGAGGCCGTCATCAGTCTTGTTGTCAAAACCGACTCTGAAATTGGTGATCTGGAATAAAAGCTGATTACGCTCTCTTCCCTTATAAACTACGCGCTTATTGTATGCGTGTTCCGAAAACTTAACCATTCCTCTCGAAACGTAGGGGCTGACATTAATCGCTCTCTCAGACTTACCCAGCATCGTTAATGGAATAGCAATAGGAGTAACGGGAAGACCGTTTCTCTGACCCTGCTGAATGACAACAGCACCAGAAGCTCTGTCCTCAATAAAAACTCCCGCAGTGCCTAGTCTTGCTCCGCACTGTTTTGCAAGATCCTCACAATGCTCTACAACGCTAGGAAGCCATTCAGAAATAATCGCACCCTCAATTTGCACCATATCATAATCAAGGATAACGAGTGGTGTTCCGACAAACTTTGAATAGGCAAAATAAGTAACGAATGTAGAGTCGTGTTTAGCACCATCCTTTGTCGCGGTATCCATGACGGCAAATACAGAATCACAGTAATCCGGGTATTTAACCGGCAGACCGTCTACAAGAAGATTTTCGACATCAAACTGATTGGCATCATCCGGTCTGGGTCTTTGTTGATACAAAGAACACCAGTTCCTAGAGGTCTGCATTTTCTTCGTTTCAAGAAGCATCTCAAGCGTATAGTATTCAGGCCAGAGCGCCTCTCCCAGCTTTCTCCCAAGAACATCATCATCCTGCTCACAAATTGCAGGGAAGTTAATAATTTCCCACTCCTCGCCTCCGACACAGGTGACTTTTCCTGATTGTCCGTGGTAATCAGGCGGCAGAATTCTCCCTGCCAAGTCATCCGGGTGCCATCGTGTCTGAATGATAATAATGGCTCCATTCGGCTTCAAACGAGTCCTGAAATCAGCCAAGTACCATTCCCACACACGATCACGGACCAATTCAGATTCAGCGTCTTCTCGACTCCTGATAGGATCGTCGATCAATCCCACATCAGCTCTTCGTCCTGCAATACCGGCTCCGACACCTGCCGCTTTAAACTCTCCTCCTCTTTCAGTCTCCCAAGCAGCAACTGCTCTTGAGTCCTGTGCAATTCCGAAACCGTAGAGTTCGTGATATGCAGACGATTGGACAATTGCTCTAGCCTTCTTAGAGAATCTCTCCGCAAGGTCCTGAGTGTGGCTTGCGCCGATAATGCAGTTACGAGTATTAACACCCAAGTAATAAGCTGGAAAATGAACAGAAGAATAAGTGCTTTTTGCATGACCTGGAGGCATGAAGATCATTAAACGACTCAGCTTTCCAGCTGCTACCCTTTCAAGCGCATCAATCATCACCTTGTGATGTCTCGCTGCATCAATGTCAGATACGCGCTTGCAGAACCTGACCATATCTTTCGGAGCCTGTTTCCGAAGCAGTAATTCTCTCAGGATCTCCTCTCGATCAATCCCTAAGTCACTTGCTAACGCCGCCATTTATTCCTCCTCATTCTCCTGAAGCAACTGAAGCAATTCAGTCTCCGAGTAATCCCTAAGATCCTTCTTGCTCAACAACTCAGTCCTTATCGCCTCGGAATTAGCATCCAGAGCAATACGACCAACGTGCTGAACATCCTTCAGCGTCCTGGCTAAAGAACCAATATCCATGACCGTCAAATCATCATTCATCTTCCCAGCAATCAAGTCTCTAAGGCGATTAGAAAGAGCAACGTCCCTTCCATTAATAATCGCTAACTCAGCGACAACATCCATAGACTGCTGTGCCATCACCTTCTGATTAACATTCGCCTGAATCGCTTTTCTATGCTTGCCCAGATTGTTTCTGCGTACATATTCTGCTACTGTACTAGACGTAATTCGGTGACGGTCAGCAATATCACCAACACGCTCACCCGCTAAATACTCTTCTCGTATCTTAGTGAAATCAACCACTACGTCACCTTCGCATATCTAGAATCTTCATACCGATCCTGTCGGTCATTGTGTTTCCGCTGAAGATCAGTCTCGAACTCCTCTCCACACCGACAACTCATATACAAATATCCTCTGTCATCAACAGGGAACATTCTCTCCCCACAGCGGGGACACTCTACTAACTCACTCACCGAACACTCCGTTAATAGGTAATGGAAAGCCATATAACCTACCTAACCAATTTTTGTCAAAATTTTTGGAAAGGAAAAAGGGGAAGTGAAATCATGGGGAAAGTGAATGATAAGGAAAATGTGAAATATTTTTTTTTGGTAAACCGCATCGATCCATCACACACACGCCCATTCGACCCTCCCCATACCGCCCGCACCATTGCCGGGCATCCACCACTACCAGGGGCGGGTCTGGCGTGCGTTGGGAGTGTTGGGAAAGGGGGGTAGGGTGGTTGGTGTTGGTTAGTTTGGGTT